AAGTTAACAATACCTGAGTGGATGATTAACGAATATGGTTGGTATGAGGGAATGAATTTAAACTGGTTCATTGATATTGATGGCATACACATACTCGAAGAGGAAGAATGAAAACCTATCACATCTACTTGGAAGATAATAAGTGTCTATTTAAAAATTTGAATGAAGAAGAGTTTGATATAATATGGAATAAATTATATACATCATACTGGAGAGACGATATAACCTACGAAGAAGTTAGTGAAAACCCCACATCAGTTTTTGAGGAGAGTTCTTATTGACAATATACATATTCTGAGTTAAAATAGAATTGTAATTACAACATATTATGGCGAAAGGATTTACAGTTAAAGCAAAGAACCCAAAACCAAAGAAGGCAGCACCGAAACCTGAGTTTGATTATGCCAAAGCAAAAGAGATGATAAAAGGAAAGACAGTTGTATTCTGTCTACCTGGTCGAGGTGTCTCATATCAGTTTTTGAAGAGTTTTGTATCTCTTTGTTTTGATTTAGTACAAAGTGGTGCAAGTATACAGATCAGTCAAGATTATTCATCAATGGTAAATTTTGCCCGATGTAAGTGTCTTGGTGCAAACGTTCTTCGAGGTCCAAAACAACTTCCTTGGGATGGAAAGTTAAACTATGATTATCAGTTATGGATTGATAGTGATATTGTTTTTAACGTTGAGAAGTTTTATCAGATACTTCTAATGGATAAAGATATTGCAGCAGGTTGGTATTGTACAGAAGATGGAAAGACAACATCAGTTGCACATTGGTTAGAAGAAGATGATTTCCGCACAAACGGTGGTGTGATGAATCACGAAACAATAGATAGTATTAGCAAAAGAAAGAAACCATTTACAGTTGACTATACTGGGTTTGGTTGGTTATTGATTAAGAAAGGTGTGTTTGAACACGAAGGTCTACCCTATCCTTGGTTTGCTCCAAAGATGCAGGTGTTTGAATCGGGTGAAGTACAAGATATGTGCGGTGAAGATGTATCATTCTGTTTAGATGCAAAGGAAGCAGGATTTGAAATCTGGTGCGATCCTCGTGTGAGAGTTGGTCACGAAAAGACAAGGATAATCTAATGATGGCAGTAATCACAATACTTGTAATCATATTCATCCTGATCTTGATGTTACAGTATTATAATCCACATCACTGATATGAACTATGGTTTTACACTGATCTTTTGGATCTCTATCGGACTTTTCGTATTCTACCAATGGGACAAAAACAAGAGCAAGAAGAAAAACAAAAGAAGAAAGTAGAGCGTTATAACGTCCTACGCAAAGGCAAGGTAATCTTCTGGAATGTATCAGAGAGCGAAATGTTCGACATTATGGAAGACCTTGCAGTTGAGTGCTATTATAACAAGACACTCACATCAAAAGATATTACTTATGAACCTTATATTGAGGAACCACTAAATGGCTAGAAAAACTGGAATGATGGGTAGCACTTATGTTACTGAGACAAGACCCAAAAAAACTCGTCAAGGGCGGGGAAAACACTCGAAATATTCGGCAACCTCCCGTAACTCGGCTCGTAAAAGATACAGAGGTCAGGGACGCTAATGTATAGTTACGATGATATGATTTCATCGATCCAAAACATCAAAACCTGCTTAAAACCAAGTTTAATCGAGGGAGCAGGAGTTGGTGTTTTTGCTTTGAAAAATATTAAAAAGGATGAATGTCTTTACCATAGGAATAATTATAAAGACTTAATTGATTATGAGATACCTGAGAAGTTAATCTCAAATCTCGTTGAACCAAATATACTAAAGTTTATAGATCGAATGTGTATGTATAATTATGATAACCAAACATACACGATTGACATTCCTTTAAATATGCTCTACACTGAATACTATATAAATCACTCACATACTCCAAACATATTTTGGGATAGACATGAACACGATCTCTATGCTATCTGCGATATTCAAGAAGGTGAAGAACTTACAACCTATTATCGTCCTGATGAAAGAGAGTGGGAAATGACTGAAGAAGATGTTAAAAAACGATTAAAACTATGAGTACTTTGATTGTAAACCTACCCGCACAAGATGTATGGGTAAGAAAAGAATATTTAACTGACCATCAAAGTGGTCACGGTGAATTTGTAAAGGGAGTTTGGGTAACTGCAAAGAGTTTACCAGGTCGTGCTTTCTATTTTGAGACATTTTTACCTGATTATGCAGCAATGTACGACAAATTACCAATTAGTGCCTTTCTTTCACGACCAAAATTACCTGATCCTGATATGACATTGCATAATTTACAGTTTTGGGACTGTATGGACTATGGAATTGTTGCAGTTCAGAAGCAATTTATCGGAAGTATGCACTATGAAGTGATGACAAGAGACTTTGGTAATCAAACTGGAACTTATGTATGCACTCTTGACAATTATCACTCTGATGTAGATGCAATTGACTACTCAACCAGTGAAGTGCCCGCTGAACACAAGTCTCATAACATTATTGAACTTGATAATGGTCAATATTGCCTCTATCCAAACAATCGAATGAGGATTTATGACAACTCATTAACACCTGAGACACCAAAAACACCCGATTTTAAGGTTTCTACCAAAGTTTACCAGATTGAGAGTGGTCATGACCGCATGGGATTAGGTTCAGAAGACAATTATTTCTGGAAAACAGCAAAAGAAAGAGAAAATAATACAGATCGTAAACCATTTGAACCAGAATTGGGATGAAACACGTAAAAAATGCTCATATGGGCACTCATTTACACGTTGAAGTGTATAATGTACCCTTTGAAAAGTTAAATGACAAGGAAAAAATTGAACAAGTGTGCGTTGATGCATGTAAAATCGAAGGATTACAGGTTTTAAACACATATTCTCATCAATTTGAACCTCAAGGAGTGACTTGTACCATAACTTTGGGTGAAAGTCACCTTTCTTGCCATACTTGGCCAGAAAAAAGTTGTGTTGCGTTCGATATTTTTACTTGTGGAGCGAAAAATCCACGTTGTGTTGCCTTTTGGGTACTTGAATACTTTGATACAGATGATTATGTGATGAATGATTATGCAAGATAGGGTATAAATAAATCTAAAAGCATTAATAATGGCGATTCAACGCAAATCAAGAGCATTTAAGGATATCAGTCTGTCTTTTACACCACATCCAGTGACGAAAGACCTACCAATTCTTGCGAATGAGAGGGCAATCGTCAGATCAGTGCGTAATTTAGTCGAAACTATACCAACAGAGAGATTTTTTGACTCATCTATAGGTACAGATATACGTGATTCTCTCTTTGAAAACTTTGAACGCTCAACTGTGATGATTATTGAAGATCAAGTACGTGAAGTGCTTGATAACTTTGAACCAAGAGTTTCAGATGTGGGTGTTAAAGTCGATGCAGACCCAGATAGTAATGAATTTGAAGTCACTGTATTCTTTGAGATAGTGGGATTGGATGTTCCACAACAGTCATTTACCTTTTTATTAGAACCAACGAGATAATATGCCCTTTACTCAATTTACAAATTTAGACTTTGATGATATCAAAGTACAAATCAAAGATTTTCTTCGCTCAAACTCTAATTTTACAGATTTTGATTTTGAGGGTTCTAACTTTTCAGTCTTAATTGATACTCTTGCTTATAATACCTATATTAACGCATTTAATGCAAATTTGGTTGCGAATGAGTCTTTTTTAGATTCTGCAACAGTGAGGGAAAACGTTGTATCTCTTGCCCGTAATATTGGTTACGTACCCCGTTCAAAAACCGCTGCAACAGCATCTATCAAAATAAGTGATATAAACTTAGGTACAACAAATGCAAGCACTCCAAGGTTCTTGACACTTCGTTCTGGTCTTGTTTGTGTTGGAGCATCAGAAAATACAACATATCGATTCTCAATAACTGACGACATAACTTCTACAAGAGTAATTGATATAAATGGAGTTTCTTTTGCACAATTTGATGATCCAATCACTGTTTATGAAGGGACATCACTAATTCGTGTTTATAATGTTGATACTTCTATTAAACAACGTTTTATTATTGATAGTCCGAACATTGACAGTTCAACTTTAAGAGTATTTGTATCAGCACAAAGTGATACATCTATTGGAAGAAAATATTCAATGGTTGATAATATTTTGAATATTAATAAAAATTCAGAAATATATCTTGCACAAGAAGTACAAGATGAAAAATATGAAATTTTATTTGGTGATGGACTTTTTGGTAAACCACTTGAAAACAAATCAACCATAACTGCAAGATACATCGTTACTGAAGGATTTGATGGAAATGGTGCAACTAATTTTAGTTTCCAAGGAACATTTACAAAGAGTGATGGAAATATATTTACCCCTTCAGATAGTATCAACATAACCACTGTTACAAACGCTTCAAACGGTGCTGATGTTGAGGATGTGTCCTCTATTAAGTATTTTGCTCCAAGACTTTACTCAGCACAATACAGGGCAGTTACACCAAGAGATTATGAGGCAATAATTCAAGATATTTACCCAAAAACTGAGTCAGTTGCAGTGATCGGTGGAGAAGAATTAGACCCTCCAAAATTTGGTCAAGTTCAAATTAGTATTAAACCCAAAGGTGGTACTTATATATCAGATTTTGATAAAACACAGATTAAAAATAAACTAAAGAATTACGCTATTGCTGGTATTAATTCTGAAATAGTAGACTTGAAAATACTATATGTAGAAATAAACTCCACAATTTATTATAATACTTCACAGATATCTTCACCTAACAATTTAAGAACAGCAGTGGTGAATGGATTAAATGAATATGCTAATAATATTGAAATTAATAAATTTGGTGGAAGATTTAAATATAGTAAAATAAGCACTCTTATTGATCGTATTGATAATGGTATTACTTCAAATATAACAAAGGTTATCATCAGAAGAGATATGAAAGCATTATTAAATCAATTTGCACAATATGAATTGTGTTTTGGTAATCGTTTTTATATCAATCCTGCAGGTTATAATATTAAAAGCACTGGTTTTACAGTTTCTGGTTCAAATGAAACTGCATTTCTAACAGATGTTCCAAATAAAGATTCTGCGGGAAATCTTGATGGATCGATGAAAGGGACTTTAAGTGTAGTTTTTAAAAATCAAAGAGATAATCAACAAATATTAATAAAAGATGCAGGAATTGTTGATTATAAAAAAGGTGAAATTATCTTAAATACAATCAATATAACATCTACAGCATCACAAAATAATATCATTGAAGTACAAGCATTTCCTGAGTCAAATGATGTGGTAGGATTAAAAGACTTGTATTTAAGTTTTGACGTTTCAAAAAGCACAATAAATACGTTTAAGGATGTAATCGCTTCGGGTGAAGATGTTTCAGGTGTTGTATTTACAAGAGATTATTATACCTCTAGTTACTCGAATGGAGATTTAGAGAGGAAATAATTTATGTCACAAATTGACAAAAGAATAAAAGTCAATACTATTATTGAGAATCAATTGCCAGAATTTTTGGTGACTGATTTTCCAAATGCCACTGAGTTTTTAAAGCAATATTATATTTCACAAGAATTTCAAGGTGGACCTAGTGATTTAATTACAAACTTCGATCAATATCTTAAGTCTGATAATTTGGTACCTGAAGTTGTTACTGGTACCACAAGTGCTTCATCAGATTTTTCAGCAACTGATACTACAATATCAGTTCCAAGTACAAAAGGATTTCCTTCAGAATACGGTCTTCTTAAGATAGACGATGAAATAATATCTTATACTGGTATCACATCAACATCATTCACAGGATGTATTCGTGGATTTAGTGGAATTACAGGTTACAATGTTGGTATATCTTCTTCATTACTTGAAATTAATAGAGAGAACTTAGTTTTTGAGAGCACATCTGCAGCATCTCATAGTTCTGGTAGTACAATTACCAATTTGTCAGTTTTATTTTTACAAGAATTTTATAAGAAACTTAAAAGAACATTTTTACCTGGTTTAGAAGATAATGATTTTGATACAAATTTAGATGTAGGTAACTTTGTAAAATTTGCTCGTTCTTTTTATCAATCAAAAGGTATAGAAGAATCTGTAAGAATTTTATTTAAAGTATTATATGGTGTTGAGACAACTATTCTTGACCTTGAGGGAAATTTAATAAAACCTTCTGGAGCAGAATTTATAAGAAGAGAAGTAATCGTAGCTGATTTAATTTCATCTACAAGAGACCCTCAAAACTTAGTTGGACAAACAATATTTAAATCAACAGATACCTCTACAAATGCATCTGTATCCGAAGTTGAAATTTTAAAAAGAGATCAAAAAACATATTATAAAATTTCTTTATTTGTTGGATTTAGTGATCGTGATTTAATTGAAGGTGTTTTTACTGTACCAGGCAAAACAAAAGCACTAACAGACGTTTCAGTTAATGGTGATGTCATATCAGTAGACTCCACAGTTGGGTTTGGTGTAACAGGAACTTTAATTAGTGGACAAAATAATATTGATTATACATCTAAAACAATTAATCAGTTCTTTGGATGTACAGGTGTTGGTGTGAAAATAAACACTGCTGATGATATTAGATCAAATGAAACTATTTTTGGATATGAAAATGGTGATTTATCAAAAAGAGTTGATCTTAGAATAACAGGAGTTCTTTCTGAATTAATTCCTATATCTGATATTAGTCTTGTTAATGAGGGAGAAAATATTTTTGTAAAAAATGTTGGTGAAAAAATTAAAAACGATAATTCAAATTATAAGGAAGTATTTGCTAATTCTTGGAAATATAATACATCATCAAGATTTCAAGTTGATATTGTCGGAACAACTTACACATTAAGAGCACCTATTGATAAATCTAATCTAAAAGTTGGAGATACTTTTCATATTCTCAAAAGAGAACAACAGGTAATTGAAGGAACAGGCACAGTTAGTTCTATAGATGCTAATTTAAATCAAATATCAGTAGATAATATAGTAGGATTTACAACTGTATCAAATCAATTATATGATATTAGAAGAGTAATAGAAACTGCAACAAGTAATGGTGTTGAGATAGAACAAGGAAATAATGTATTGATATCAGATGTATTAAATGTTTATAGTGATGGTGATAGTGATGGATATGTTGCGTCAAACTCTCTCCCTAATTATGATATTACAACTGACATAATAAAAGAAACAACTAGTGGTTTAAGTCTAGATGGAAAGGACTTTTTAACAGGAGAATATAGTTTCATACAATTTACACCACCCTCTAATCAAAATATTAAATTCATACAGGGCGATGCAGTTGTTTATAGTCCTCAAACAGAAGTTTTATCGGGTCTAGAATCTGGAAGAACTTATTATGTTGATCCTATTATTCCTCCTGTAGGAGCAAATATATCAAAAATAGCACTATACCAATCACGCAGTCAAATAGGAACAGCGAGCACTGTTCAGATAGGTATTGGAACTACTTCTACACAGGATCATTCTTTTATTTTTAAATCTCATGAGAATAGAAAGTTACAGTCAGATAAAATTTTAAGAAGAATACCATTATCACAAAATTTATCAATATCCTCTAAACATGAAGCACCTATTAATGATATAGGAATATTAATAGATGGTGTACAAATAAGATCTCCAATATCAGATGATGTAATATATTATGGAAATTTAGAATCTGTAGATGTTTTAAATGGAGGTAGAGATTATGATGTAGTAAATCCACCTTCAATAAGCGTAGAGGATTCTTCAGGAACAACTGCTCTAGTCCAACCAGTTATTAGAGGTAGTGTTGAAGAAATTATAGTCGATCCACAAAAATTTGATATTGAGTCTGTAAAAAGTATTTCCGTAACAGGAGGTAATGGATCTGGATGTATTTTACAACCTGTAGTTGGTATAAGAAATAGATTTATAGAATTTGATAGTAGAGACATATTTTTCAATGGTGGAATTGATATAAACGATGAGACAATTACTTTTAAAGATGAGCATAATTTAGAAAATGGACAATTAGTTTATTATGGAAGTAGTGGAAATCCACCCATAGGTATTGGTGCCCCATATGACACAAATAATATCATCACAGGAACTTTATCTGATGGTGATCCATACTATGTAAGAGTTGTAAATCCAAGCACAGTTAGAATATTCAATTCAAGAGAGGATGCCCTAGCAGGTATTGCTGGTATTAATACTGTTGGTTTATCCACGGATACAGGTGCGAGTGGAATTCATCGTTTTAGAACAGAAAATAGAACAACTCTTATTTCAGTCAAAGTTTTAGAGAAAGGTTCTGGATATACAAATCGTAAATTAAGAGTTAATCCAACAGGAATTTCAACATCTTACGATACAATTAATTTCACAAATCATGGTTTTGAAACCGAAGATATAGTTGAATATAACTTTGAGTCTGGTGGTTCAATAATATCTGGATTAAGCACATCTAATCAGTATTATGT